TAATAATTTGCATCTGCATAAGTGCAGTAGAAGAACGTGTGAACATCTGTGTTGAATGGTTTTGCATAAGGTATATGTGAATTCATGTACATATCAAACTCTTCTTCAAAACTTAAATCTGGGAATAATTCTTTGAAACATTCCTTCGTATAGGCTTTAGAACTGCGGTTAAGTTCTTGAATACGCGACTTGATAGCCGAACCAGATTCCTTTGCAGTAGTCAACACGTATTCTTTCGCCAACTTCTCTAACGATAGACGTGCCGTTTCATCTGCGTACTGCGTGAGTCTTGCAACTGCCATGCTGTCTGCCCACTTAATACGTCGAAGTTCCTCTGCTGTAATCCATAGTGTGTTGTACAGCATGTGATAATCAAACTTCGCGTTGTGCGCAAACACCATGTCCGAACGAAACATAAGTTCTTTAACAAAATTAACTTGCCACGTTTCCGTCGCCTCAAGACAGAATATACGTTTGTCATAACCAACAACCATAAGGAACGGTCTGTCAGAAATGATATGTAATCCTGTGGTTTCTGTGTCGAAACCCATAAGGGAGATATGCGCTGGAATTGTTTTTAGCAACTCCAGCGCCTGTGCTTCACTCTCTACAATGGTTGTTTCATAACCGAACTTTTGGAAGGCGAACATTATATCACCTTTGAAAGTGCGTGGTGTGACTCAAGGAATCGCTCTAATTCAGTAGCGTACTGTTTCAGACCACAAGCAACTACCTCTCCGTCCAATGTCGCTAACCACGCGGTGTCCAAGAAGTTCTTAGGGATGTACTCTTTTTGTGAGTACAGCGTCTTAGTGGACAGGTTCATGTACTTACCGGCAGTGGTGTACCGTGCCTCTCTCCAAACTTCGCCCATGAATACATGCTCTTGAATGTTCTTAACTCGTTGACCTTTGGTTATCTTGCGAATCGCAGGTGCCTGGTTAGCAACAACACGTAACTTCGTGATGTCGCAGTGGAACGCAGACGCTAATCCAACGAGGATTCCATCTGCGCGTTCTCCGAACTCTCTGTACCACCTGTCATAGATTGCGACAAAGCGCAGTTCCAAAATACGTGGGTGGTTGCGGTAATCCGTGATGTCGATACCGTTGACGATAATTCTATCTAACATTTTGTCCTCCTTTATTGACGGCACCTATCAGTGTTCCGCCTGTGTTGATTGAAAACTTATTGATAAGTGGGTACACCTTCCGATACTTTTCGGTAGGGTACACCGTTTCCATGCTAATCCTGATAAACTTAAGTGTAACCAACTGATTGAATATTGGGTTGAACTTATCTCCCTCCAACCCAGATACCGTACGTAAGTTACTACGTGTCGTCTTGCTTTGTTTCGCAAGAAAGTCGAACAGGATTGCATTTGCTGGGTAGAGTTTCTCAAGTAGCACCACGTCATCTTGTGTGAATTCATTGTGACTGTCGTACTCTTCTTTGTATCGGTCTAACCCAAACGACTCCGAACTGTAAATCTTGATGATGAACTCCACCATGTAGTCCACGATTTCTTTTGTGACGAGGATGTTCTCCATGGTTTCATCCGTGTTGAGTATTAAACTTGCCAACGCTACACTAAACTTCGCCAACTTCTTGGCAGTAGTCGCACCGAATACAGGGAAGTTACATTCAAACTTGCTGTTCAAGTACTCGCCTTGTTCCCAGATGTAAGACTCAATTCCTTCGTCGAACTTGACGTTCTCTGGTTTACGTGACGTTACCCATTCTGCTTTATGAACGTAGCACTTCTTGTCTATCGGTGTGCCTTTCAATGCGTGAGTAAACGGGTTTGAACGGGTGTCTTTCTTTGGTGTCATCAGGAACGCGTCATATCTGGACACGTCTTCTTGGGACTTAATAAGTTCCATTGCTGGAATAACACCGTTAGGGAATGAGGACAGGAACCGAGGTGCACCTGTTTCGTCATTGATAGGGTTTGAAATGGTTATCATCCGTAGGTGACAGTCCACCTCAAGTTCCCCAGAAGCGCGTGCAAGTCGTAAGACTTTGCTGGTTCTTATGTCCGTCATGGTCTTAATGAAGTCTGGTTTTGCACCGCTGAACTCCTCAAGAACCACCAACCGTTTATGCTGGCGTGGTATAGCACCAATGGTATTACACCAAGCGCCATGTACACTTGTGGAACCGCCAATCAAACCGACGGTAGTCGAAGTCTTGAGTGACAGGAAGTGACCGAACTCATACAACCCTGTAAGTTTTGAAGTCGTTTCGGATTTACCTACCTGCGTGTCACCAAGAATGAATATGTCCAGCGCGCCTGACATTCGTTCTCCGTAATCAATCTCCAAGATAGAGTTGAACACCAAGTCTGACGCTAACCAAATATTGAAATCCATGTGTTTCGCTACATGATGTTTGGCACTTTGGTAGAGATAATCAATCCGCTCTGCTATCGTGCCTTTGGTTTTGAATTGTGACAACAGACTCCTATCTAACTTGTAATCGTCGTTGGAACCTATGTGTCTATACTCGTAGCACACCGCCACTAACTTTTGATGTTTCGTAGGGTGGTTGTAAATCTTATACCTTATTTCGTATTGCTGACCGACTTTGAGTTTGCCGAAGGAATATACATCCAACGCGATACCGTTACCGTCAGTGCTTTTATCTATGACGGTGTTTAAGTACACGGTTTGGAACTCGTACTTCTCAATGGACACATTCTCTTCGTCTTTACTGATACCAGCAAAGCGCAATAGGTTGTTGTTCTGCTGGGAGAGTTTGGCATCCGACTCAATCAATTGTAGTAACTCATCAGGGTTTGACTCTTCCAAGTACCACATACGTACCTCGCCTTCAGACATCTTCTCATGTTTCCGTTTCGTTTCTGCACCTTTTGTAAACTTGGCAACCGTAGGTACTCCGAAGTTGTCCACAAACTCACTCGTAACTGTAACGATACTTGTAAGTTCTGTACGCAACTTGTTCTCCCCTAATGCTTTGGCAAGGGTTGTAGGTGCAAAGCGTTTTTTAACAATCTCTTTATCGAAATCGTGGGTATATAATGACAGGAAATCAAACACGTCGCCTTGGTACTTCATGACGTAATCATAGAAGTCCTCTTTGGGTTCTGATACCCTGTCTGCAATGTTGATATACTTAATACTGCTACATGTTTTGTGTAGGTGAGCGAACAAGTTATCCATGCCATCACGACCTGCGTCATCATTGTCATAACACAGTATCAACTCGGTGTTTTTGAACGCTGGTAACGTTGACTCATTCGGTACCGCACCAGCACCACCTGTTAATGTGATTGCATTGAGTCCAAGTTCTCGTGCTATAAGCATGTCCTTCTCACCCTCGAATACATAAGTTGGCAAAGTCTTGTCCCATAAATCATAAGGAATGACGTACCCTGTTTGCGCTCCTTCGTTCCCCATAAGTTTAGGCAACTTCGGATGTTTCAGTAGGTTATACCTGCGTATGTCCACTAACACTTTGTTGTAGAACACAGGTATTCCTAGCGTTTCCTTACCCAATACACTGACAAGACCAAGTTTCATCTCTTCAATCGTTTCTTGACTTAATCCCAAAGAGCGCACTTTACTCAGAAAGTCAGCGTTCGCCCACAAGTCCACTTGGTAGGTGTCTTCCCATTTGATAGGGTACCTGTCCATGTGTCCCAATAATTTCGCAGCGTTTTTTCTTGAAATGTTGTTTAATTTAGCAACGAATTGCTCTTCATTTCCTCCCCATTGACAAACATGACAATAAAACAGTGAGTCATTTGTGTTGATATACGCTGACGGATGCGTGTCGGAATGAAAGGGACAAAGCACTTTAACTTCGTCCCCTGCAAACTCGACCCCTGAATAATATTTCCGAAAGAAGTCCATCTTACAGACTGTAAGGTTTAATTCTCTTAACGGTGTTGCGTTCGCGCTCTTCGATTGTCACAGCACCTGTTGTTTTGTCCTCAATTTCTTTGTTATACGTTTCCGTTTCGACGGTCACTGCTACCAATGAACCCTTGCAGAGCGATTCAATCTCGCGTGGATGTACTTCATCCGTGATACCACATGCGCTTAAGAACGCAGGCACTGCCCATGGTTGATTCGGATGTAGGTTCAGGTAGTAATAAACTTTTACCCCTTTGAACGTTCCTTCCATAACCTCAAATACGATTTGAGCGCTATACGTAGTCACGTCTTTCAGTACGCTGTACTTGTCGTTGCCCTTTGCGTCTTTAACTTTACGAGCAGAGTCATCAAACTCAAAGACCTTAAGCGTAGTGTTTTGTTTTGGTTTCCATTCTCCGACGGTTATGATTTGGCAGTTATATGTGCCCTTCGGTAGTAAGTCGTATTGGTTGTTGAATTCGCGTGGTGTAACTGCCTTGTTCATTAAGTCTATCATTGCGTTTTCTCCTTTTGCCCTTCGGGACTTTTTGGTAATCCACTGCTAATCTTATCGAGGAAGAGTTCAACGAGGTCTGCGGTGAGCAGTATTCTCTTTAGCGAGGTCACTTCGTTTTCCTCTGCCTTACCGAATAGTTTCAAGTTGATGATGTCGATAACGTCCCCGTTGGAACGCGCCAACCACACCATTCTTGAGGCGAGTCCGTTGTACTCGAAGTAAATAGGTGTCCAATGACCTGTGCCTTCCAAGTACGCGTTGACTGCCTTGTTTGTCCAATCATAATAGAATGAGTCGGAAACTTTTTGCAAGTACATCATTACTGTTGGTGTTGGTTCAGACACAGACAGCACCGAGTCAATCATCTTCTCTTTGATTTGCTCACGTACTTTCACGAAGTCCATTGCTCCACCTTCTACACCTTGTTCTTCTACATGTTGTACAAATCGTTCCAAGAAAACCATCACTGCTTCAGGTATCTTGGTTGTGATGAAGGACTCTTCTTCTGCTAAGTCCTTGTCCCCCCACACACTACGCTCTTTGTAATGAAACAAAGTTGATACCCCATAATAAAATTCATTATGGATGTTTGCGTAGTAGTATCGGTTGTTGTCAAGTTGTCCGAACTCTTGGAAGAGTCGTCTTTTTACGTTCATTGTGTCACCCTTTCTAGTGCTCTTAAGAACTTATCTACATCAGACAACTTGCTCAACTTCTCACGAAGTTCTTCAATGCTATCTGTTGTGGTAATCGTCATGCCATAATTCTTGATGAACGACGGATTGAAACTACGTAACGCAGCAAGCACTTTCGCTTTGAGTTCCTCGTTCTTGATAATGGCAATCACTCTATCTACATCCGTGTCATCCAATACAATTGGTTCAACCACAGGTTCAACTATTGCAGGTGTAGGTTCAATTTCAATTTTTTGTTTGGGTGCGCTCCTTGTGATTTTTTTCACAGGTTCTTCAACCTTCGGTTCTTCCACAACAGGCGCAGGTTCTTCGACTTTGGTCAGCATTTCAGTGGTCTTTTCAGATACAGAACGCTTGACTTCAGGTCTGGGGATTGATGTAGTTTCCACGGTGTCGTCGAAGTTCAAGTCCCCACTCTCATAAAGCGACAACCCAAGTCCTGTCGCACGACTCGCGACTTTTGCCAACGCACGTTGTAACGCTTTGTTGACTTGATTTTGCTCATACATTTTCGGAGCGCCATACGACGCGTCTTGTACAGGGTAGTTCTCAACGAAGGTCTTACCTAAGAAAGTAAGTGATACTTCTACAAAGTGGGAACATGACATGACTCTGGATGTTTCGCCTTTGACAAGTGACTCAATCACGAGGGTATCGGTATGCACCAAACCGCCATGCTCGTTCTTAATTTTGATAAATACTGCGTTCGGGTCTTGCATGTACGTCAAGCGTTCCATGACTGCCCACGGTACATAGGTGTTGCCTTTGTACGTTTGTTTGAGGAATGGTTCAAGTGACTTCGCCTCTGGGGAACGCCCAAAGTAATTGTCGTGGAAGACTTGCGCCCACTTGTCCCTAGCATTAGGATTTGGTAAAAGCGTTGTAGCGAATTCGTTTTTCTCGTTCATTTTGTTTCTCCTTTGTGTTTGTTAAACGCGAATGAATAGGTCTGGTAGTTCGTTATACTCTACGTCGAACCCTGCGGCGAGGAAAGCATCCACAATGTCCGTGATACCCCAATCATCACAATTGTCACGAACGTAGTCAATAATGTCCTCTAATTGTTCTCGTGTTTCTTGAGTAAAGTTTTGTGTTCCGTGGAACGTCATTACTCCATACACTTCTTGGTAGTCCTCACTGTCCCTAACGGTCATTTGGGTAGTCATTTAGGTTCTCCTTTCTGAAAATGTACCATGCCATAAATATGGTCGGTAACTCATGTGCGAGGGTGATTACAACCACAGTAAAAATCGCGATATAAATATCACTAAACACTATGTATGCAATTATTCCGAACAATAATGTCAAGACACACCTCATTAAATCGGTCTTCTTATACGCGTCATCCAATAGATTTTTCATATTGTGCCTCTCTTTCATTTACATTATAGCACACCTTTTGGTAAAATGCTATGCCTTTATACACATTTAAGAAAGTATTTTTGGGTCATCATCCTCTTCATCTTCCGCTTCCGTAAGTTTTTCTTCGGCAATAAGAATTTCTTCTCCTGTTTCCGTGTTTCTTGCTATGATTTGTTTGACGACTCCGCCGTTTTTCACTCCTCTTTCTACTTGGTCGAACATGTCGTTGACTACCGTAAGAATGATTTTGAATTCACGCAGTGTGTCCACCATGTATTCAACTTCATCAATTTCGACGACGACAAACAACCCTCCTGTCTGGGAAACAGTGACTTCTGCTTCCAAGATAATTTTGAACGACGGTTTCTTGCGTGTCAAAACCTCCAGCAGAATGTCAGGGGTAAGTGTTTTGTATTTCATAGTTTTGCCTTTCTCGCGCACAATAGCGCGTTAATCATATTTCTTTTACAAATCTCCAAACATAACCTAAATGTAAACCTTTTCGTTTGATTGCGTTTGATATGTTCTGACGGTACGCATAGTTTTCTTCCGCGGCTTTTTCCAAGGACTTGTAATACGTTTCCTCCCCGTTCTTCGGGTCTATACGCAATACAGGTTTGCGTCGCGAGGCATAGCGTTCCCTTGTTATTGGGATTACGTCATACTTCTCAAAACTCCAGCGATAGCCACTACTTGTTTGCGTGCGACCTCCTGCGCATATTCCAATACTTGAGGGGATTGCATTGAACCCTTTTGCTGCGTCAGTAATCGAGTTAAACGTGCGTATGTATTTACCACTACGCGGATGATACTGATGTACCTTTTTCATTTTTTCACCAGCAGACTATAAATATGCTTTATCTGTAAAACAATCAAAATAACGTTAAATAAAATAACAGATGAAGAGTTTGTCAATACTCCGTAAATTAACCACAGACCTGCGCCTATGAAGTTAAAAAATCGAATTAACAATTCATCCTTAAATGTGAAACCAAAAATAATAATTACTGATGCAATGATACCTATGATTTCTTTTGTCATTCTTTTTCCTCCTTTTCTACCCACTTCGCTTTGTACCAATTTGGGTCGTAATCATGGAGGTTGGCGTACAGGAAGTCCCCGTTGCACAAGCGCTTGAAATACTTGGCGACAAACTCCTTGTTCCAATTTGACTGATTACCATAACCGAGATGTGTTACGTCAAAAGCCCCCATGGTTTCGCGGAACCTAAAGTCCAATCGACGTTGCATCGATGGGTGTGTAATCGGGAATACTAACTTCTTAAGATTGATACGCTCGCGGTCATCCTTCATCTTGATAAATCCAAGTATGCTGTCTTTACCAGAAGTTGAACCTATCATTTTGTATAAGTTCACACGGTAACCTTGTGTTTCAAAATTGATGATGACTTCAAGAATCTCCGTTGCGCATTTGATAATGAAATCCGTGCTGGTACCACCTGACACAGAGGAGTTGATAAGTATGTTAATAATCTTGTCTTGGTAAATCTTCACGTCGCGGTTAATCATGTTCGTGGGTATGCCCTTTAGATATAGCGGCACATTCGGAATAAAACCTTTCACGTCGTTATACTGCACAACCTTGTGGGATTTCGTCAACAACTTCTCTACTTTCTGGAGTACTTCAGTACCCACGTTGTCCAAGTACCCTTCTTCCAAGTACTGCCATGCTTCTTCTATGTTTCTCGTTTTGTACCAAGTATAACTGCTGGTGGAGGAACTTTCTTCGTTCCTGCCTCGAATAGTGGGTTTACCTTTTACTTCGTTAATGAAATCTTGCAGATTCGCGAAGTAGTGTACGTCGTCAACGATATACATTATTTCACCGCCTTTTTCATGGTACTTTGATACTTGCCAAGTTCTCTTCCCCAATCTGTTGACTTCACACCATCTTCCAGGTTTGTCATCAACACGTTGATGTCGTCAATACCTAATCCTTTAAGCAGGATGCTTTCAATGATGAACTGCTTTGACATTCCTGCCATCAGCGAACGATACCCATTGATACTTGCTCTCATCCCTACGATATGACGTAACTTGGTCTTAAACACCGTCTTACGTACTGCCTGTACGAAGTCGAAGAACTCTTGGTCAGGACACAACTGTTTCTCTATATTCAAGTCATAGTCCATTTTGATGACCGCGAATCTGTCCAGCGTCGCACCATCCAGCACGTTTCTTCCTACATATATCATGTCTGCGCCTGTACCGTACGTATTCCCAGCACAAGCAATACGGAAGTTCTCATGCGCCTGGATGCGTCCGTTCGGGAAGTCGAAGTAGCGGTTCGCGATTGCACCATTGAGAATGACGAGGGTTTCTGGCGAACTTGCGTCAACTTCATCCAACATGAACAGACCGCCGTTCTTAAACGCCTTATAGAACTCGGTTTCGTGGTAGCGACCCCCTGCGTCAATAAACCCTGTGAGTTTATACTCTTGGGTAATCGCTCCCGTGTAGTAGAAGGGGATTTCCAATGCCTGCGCTGCTTGTTCCAGCGAGTAGTTCTTCCCAGAACCTGCGGGTCCCGTCAACATGACAGGAATGTTGTTCGCCAGCATGGTCAGGATGTCAGGCAACTTCTCATGGAAAATACCTGTGGTCAGTTTTGTCGCGCCGTTCGCCACTTTGATTTCCAAGAGTTGCGGTAGTACACCATACGTCTTTTGGATGAAGTCTTGAAGGCGCGATTTTAATTCCAATTCCAATTCCGCAGTCGCGAGGTCTTTAGTTTTCTCGATAACTGCTTCGAGCAAACGCTCTTCCAATACAGTCGGTTTTCTTTCAATGGATTTGATTGCGTCTTTGAGTTCTTTGATTACTGAAAGGTCAATCGTTGCGGTGGTTGATGGGTTGCTCATAGGCTCTGTTGTTCCTCCTTGCGCGGTTTTCGCGGCAGACATTTTAGACTTGTAAGCAGGTTCGCTATACCTATATAAGGGTGGGTAAACATTGTCCCCAATAATCATTTGTTTGAACCTGTTCGATTGCCAAGGGTCGTGGTTTCCCGCAATAAGCACAGCGGTTGTGATATAATTTTGGTAATACTCTGGTCGGATTCCGCCGTAATACCCTTCTTGCTTCAATATACCAAACGCTTCCCGTGCTCTTCTGTGTATAGTTCCCCAATTTTGGAACAAGGGTGCTTTGTCGAACATGGACTCAAGAAGTGCTTGAGGTTCCCGTTCGAGTATATACATAATCATGTCGGATTTGGTATCAACAAGTAGGTTTGGTGCGCCCCAATCCTCCTTCAGATAACTTACTTTTGGAAAGTAAACACTTCGGTTGAATATGCCGTTTGCATCTGCCAAAGGCGATTTGTCTGAATACATTTCCAAATAGGCTTGTTCAGGTGTGTTTACTAAGGTCACAACGTATGGGTAGTACCGCCCGTTGCGTCGGTGTCGTATGGTATGAATAAATAAATCCAATTCGGTACCTTTATGACTGTACCCTAAAACTTTGAATATGACAATGTCGTACTTATCTCTGGGTGCTTGTTTAAGTGTCCCCACAGGCAATTACCTCCGTTTCTTTCGTTCTTTGTTCTCCTGTGTTGTGGCAAGTACTCAACTGAACTTGCCTGTTTTCGGTTCTTCTTTTCGCTTCTTTTCCTCCTTCACTTGCTTCGCAGCAATGCCCATTAACTCTTGAAGTGCTTCTATGAGTCGTTCAGGACTGTCCATAAACTCCAGCATAGAAGCATCTTCCACTTGTTGCGCAGTTTCCCATGCTTCATGTACCCGATTTGAAATCTGTTCCAATACGTCCAACGGCGTGGACTCATCCACTTGACGTGACAACTCCATGATGATGAACGCCAACGAATTGAAAATCATTGCAGGTGCGCCCGAAATTGACGTGCGAATATTTTCATCTGTAACCTCAACTGACATTTGGGATTGCTTTCCTGATACGCTTAACGCGGTTGAGAAAAGTTTGGATGCGAATTCCTTCATTTGTGCTTTTGTTAGTGCCATGGTTAGTTTTCCTCCGTTTTCCATGTGGTGTAAACAACTGCGAATACTTCAACTTCATAATCGGGTCTGAAGTGCAGGAACTTAATCTCGATAATTTCCTCGTACTTCTGTGTAGTCAAAAACTTATTCACACCTAATTCACCTACGACGATTTTGATTTGTGTGATTTTACGCGGCACACTACTCACCTCCTTTCATGTATCTGTCGTTAAATATCTGTGCGGTGATTTGAAGTTCGGCGAAATCCAATACAAGCGCGCGTTCTTCAGAACTCAATTCTTCAAATGGTCTGCTCAAGTAACCGTCACTTTCCATGTACGCGGTGTGTTGCGGCAGACGGGAAAGTACTTCCAAGAAATCGGCAATCGTTTCTACCTTTTCAGGTGTGTCTGCAAGTATTAGGTCTTCCACCAAGAAACTTGCGTACTGCGCGGCTAATACACGGTGGATGTTTTGAATGTCTAACTTCACATGCTTATCTTCATCCACGAAGAACAATTCTAGGTCTTCGGACATCTCGGAAACAGGGTTCATCTCATACTCTTCGCAATACTTGTCTGCTTCTTCCAGCGTCATGCCTTGCAGGTTTTCTAATCCAAGCATACTGCCTGTAACAGCGATAATACGTACGAGCATATACAAATCATTCGCATAATCAACGGTGCAGGTGTCTGCGAAGTGTTTAATGTCGAATACTTTTTTCATGTGTTTTTCTCCTTAGCGTTTTACGCTTTATGTTGGTAAGAGTTAAGCAAATCTAAAACGTCTGCTTTGGTCATAGGTGTGTATTCATTTTCATCTACTAACCAATTTACATCAACTATCATACCCCTGCGGTTCATCTCCCGAATGGTTGACCCATGATAGCGCCACCACCATGTTGTCGGACTTGCATCTTCGGGAAGTCCTTCTACGAGTCTTTGAAACCCTGCGAGTTCTACGCGCTTTTCTATGTGACTTCTCCCGCTTTGTTCCCCGTAGGCAGATTCAAAGAACTTTTGCATTGAGAATATCTTAAAATCCAGGTGTTGCTCATTGATGTTTTTCATACGGAACATGAGGATTTGAACTGCTCGTGTTAAGATAGCAAGTTTCGCTGGGTCATTTAGCACTTTCATGCGTTCTTCGCGTAGTGTCAAAAGCGCTTGTTGGTAATCTTCAGGTGTTTCAAACGTACCATGCACTTCACCATCCGAGTCCACTCCGAACGCTATGTGTCGAACATTTTCTTCCGTGCGTGGTTTGTTATTGCGCAGTAATTTCTCAAACTCCTCCTTCGAGTTTATGACCTTTGAAGTCACACCTTCTTTCGGTGCTTTAGGTCGTCCTATGGACAAGACGACATACACCAGAAGTAGCGCTAATGCAAGCGCGCCCCAGAAACGATAGTCAAGTAGTGGGTTCATGTTATTCTCCTTCCTCCGCTGTCAGCGGTTGCGGTTCCCACAGATGAGAACGCGTCACTAAATCGTAAACTTTGATTGGACTGTCCTTGGAATACGCGTAGGTCTTGGGTAACTCTTCCGCGTACACGCCTGCATGCAGTAACCATTTGTTCTGCCTGCGTTTGAATCTCAGGATTAAGTCGTAGGTTTCGTCTTCTTTGTGTCGCAGCAATTCGTTCACTGCGTCGTCGAGGGAGTTCATGGTCTTGATGGTTTTCTTGTCATACATGACATAACCTGCTTTCAACGGGTTCACGTTGCGAATGTTGCCTTTCTTGTCCCGTCCGAACGCGATAACCATAGAACCTGTCTTGGTGTGCGTGATACATGTTTCCGTGAGGCTTTCACGCTCTTCTTGTGTGCCAAATTGCGAGGCAGTCAATTGCTTGCGTGTGAGTGGTTTCGCACTCCCCATCAGCGTTAATTTGATGAGGTCGCCTTTCTCATTCCAACTCACGAGATACTCGCGATTGGGTTGGTGTTTTGCCAAAGTTTCAATGGATGTCTCATTGAGTGTGTTAAATGTGGGTGTTTTTCGTGTCATTTTGTTCTCCTTACGTGTTTCTCACGTCATGTAAACCTTGATAAACGTGTGTACGACACAGATGAATCAACTCGTTGTCGTTAATTCCGTAACGCTTGATTTGTCCAGGTCGTGCAATGAGGTAGGTGATAATCTCTGCGCGCCATAAGTTCGCAATCACTATCACTCCGTTGGTACATACTGTGTGGAGTTCAGCACCGTCTTTATGTCCTGTGTCCACAATGTAAGATGAGTGTGTGCGTAATTCGCCAAGTGCGTGAACAATCTGTAACCGAGCAAAATGCAGTTTGGTATGTAAGGTCTTGTTCGTGAAGTCAAGTGCGCTTACGGTTGACATTTGCTTGATAACTTTGAATTGTGTTCTTTCGCATGAGTCCATGATTACTCCTTTCTAATCATATGTATCGTAAACTTCTACGAGTACACGTAAGATGATTGTGACGATAATCCAATACACCAGCATGCCAGGGTGGAACATGTTCACGCTCGCTATGTGCGTATTAAACAAAACTTCCACAAACATCATGATGATATTCCCTACCATAAACGCTGCAACTACAACCATAAAAATGAATCCCGTTATCATGTGTAATAACTCCTTTCTAAATCTCCTCGTAATACGTGACCCCGAATACCTTACGGCATGCGGGACAAAGTACGTCTTCATCTACACTACAATCCGTGGGTTGACCACAAAACTTGCATTTGTATGTGACTTGTGTTGATGTGGGTTCAACACTTCTCATTACCGCGCCAAACCATGTGGGTTTCGCAACGTTGCGCTCCTTTGTCCAAGAATTGTCTATGGAATACCCAAAGACTTCACAAGCGCGGACAGGCAAATCATGACAAATATACTGCCATGTGTCTTTACCATAATGGTGAAAGCGTTGAAGGGAATATGTCGCAATATCAAAGTAGCGCTCTTTCTCATCAGGACTCTTAAGTGCTCGGAAGTCCTCCTGACGTGCACTTGTGTAACCTCCTTTGACCGCAAGGATTTGTTCCAACGTGCACCCGTGCATCCAATTCAGTTCTTGCCACGAATCCTGAAGGGTTTCTATGATTGATGATGTAGGACTGCCTGCTTTTAGAGAACGTTCACGCATGTGCTTTATGTACAACGCGAAGTCCCAGACGTAATCCGCAGGGATGGTTAAGAGTGCGCCCGTACTACTCACCAGCGCCATAACGACCTCTTGCACGCAGGTATAACTCAATCATGAGCGCGGTCAACTGCGCGCCAAACGCATCCACCAATTCGCCTATATCTTCAGGGTACATGCTCGTGATGTTCGGGTTGCGTAATCCTGTTGCCATTGCATACAATTCTGTGCTTGAGTAATGTGCAAGTTTCTTCTTGCATAAGTGCATGAGCGCACTTGCTTCGTGTGTCATAAGTCCTCCTTATTCGTTACACGCTTCATGGTAACCTCACAATCCCTTTCGGTGTCAGTAAACACTCATCCACGTACTCTACGGGTGTGACAATGTACTTACCCATGATTAACGCGTTGTCGAATTGGTGCACGTGCGCGTTCAGTGCGCTTACGCTTACGCCTTCGCAATACCTCCGTAATTCCTTCCATGTAAAATAACCAACTAATTCGCCTTGAATCGTTTCAACGCAATACTCGCGGAACTTAATCAACGCGTGTACGCTTTCGTGTGTGCGTGCCATTTGCTCGCTCCTTTCTATTAGTAATCCTTTGCCAAATACTCGTTCAAATCGCTTAACGTGTTCGCGAAAATCAACTCGCGCACATTAATGGTTCCTTCGGGGGTTGTTAGCGCGATTCTGCGCGTGTGCCCGATAGGATTGTCCTCTAACCATCTCGCGCCCGACCACTTCAGCGTGCGCACTTCGTCGTACACGTCGGTAAACGTGAGATACGACTCTTTATCTTCCTTGCGCATGAGCGCCAAGCGTACGCGATTAACCTCGTGTGGTTGATAAGGCAAGTGTACCAAAGTAATGATAAAGTAATCGACTTCCTTCGTATGCGGTTCCTGTGCGCGCGCTATATACAAGCACTCGCTTTCGTGTGACTTTTTTTCGTGTGACTGTTGTGACTTTTGCATGATTTCTCCTTTCTTGCGTTCACAAACTTTTCCCTTTTGAAAATCTATATACCCCCCTAAAAAGTGAAAGTGTGGGTAGTCCGTAGGTCAAATGTAACAGGTCTTGTGTAGGGTTTATACACTTCGCACTTGTTTGAACAATTTTCAACTGTATTAGTATGTGTGTAATACAATATGTATATATTATTCTATTCTACTATTACATGTATAGTACTATATACCCATACTTTCACTTTTTTGGGATAGATACATTTCCGATTTTCGGGGAAAGTTTGTGAAATAATGTTCGCTTATTACATGCACTTATTGATGATTTTCGACGGTAGATGCTACTGCCAACATTTGTGCCAAAACCAGCGTTTCGAGGACTGCGGACTGTAACGCGGCTATATCTCCTTTCTCTTCCGCGTCGTCAATGATGTCGTTTAATCGCGCCATACGTTGTACGATTTGCTTTCTGCTCAAGGTGTGTTCACCCCCTTTCATGTCAACGCAGGAACATCCTGCGCTCACACGAGAGGACGTGCTCTCGTATTAACCCATCAAGTATTTGCGTGTGGCGTTGATGAGTTTGGTTTCACGTTGTGTCGGCGTGTATGGTTTGTCGGCAGGGAAATGCGCCACATTCACACCACCGTTCGATTTCAGGGTCAGGCACACGATTCTCGAATAACCTGTCCCACCTTTGATACGGAAATACGCAGTGAACGATTTCACGCCTTTCACTGTCTGGAAGTAGCAATCTCTCCATCCCTGCATGTCCCACTTGAACATCAACTCATTCTCAACCAAGTCCTCCTCATTCACGTATTCAAACATCTCATCCATGTACTCCTCAATCTCGTGTTCTCTCATGGTTTGTACCATCCTTTCCTTCCAACGCAGGAGTGTTCCTGCGCTCGAACGAAAGGACGCGTGATGCGTCCGATTTCGTCTTATTGCTTGGTAACTAACGGCAAACCAGCAAGTTTGCGATACACGTTCCGGATGCGATTCGCTTCGGCGCGATTCGCTGCCTTGCGTTCTTCGAGTTTCATGCCTGTGAAATTGCGTTTTGCAACCCACTTCTCCCAATCGAGCGTGAAGTTCGCTGCTTCGAGTTGGTCGTAAACTGCCTTCGCTTCAGGCGTAATCCCGCGTGCCTCTTTCCACGCTTTGATTGCCTCGGTTTTGGTCGAAGGTTTGGCAACCTTCGTGGTCGTTTGTGCTGCTGCTGCACGGAGCGCTTTGTTCTCCGCCTTTGCTGCGCGCAATGCTGCCTCTAATTGTTTGTTTGTCATGATTGTGTTCCTTTCCCGCGTTATCGCGTTGCATCATGTACGTTGTAAGGCATACTATCGCCTTACAAGTCCAAGATTAGCAGAAACCTGCCGAAAGTCAACTCAAGGCGCTACATGTACAGGACACAGGTAGGACACGGGGGGTGCGCTTGAATGTAGCATAATGCGCAGGCGCGAGAGTGGACTATATATGAATTAGCAAACACACCTTCACCCGCCTATGTACAAAACCCAAGAATCGTGCTATAATAAAAACGGTTAATGAACGGAGGAAACGAATGGACGAAACCAAGATGACACGATTAGAAGACGAAACGGAACTGGCTTATATCTATCGGATTGCACACTTTAAGGGTACTACCCCTGGGCTTGAACTCTGGACAGACGTAGCGCGGTTCTTAAATTCACAATTGGGTTATGATTATACCGAGAGTTATTATCGGAAGAAGGTTCAGGAGTTTGACAAGATGTTCGAGGCGGTCAAGAAGGAGTTCCTCAATGACGATATAGCGGAGTTGCTGGACAAGAAAAGGGAAGCCTTATACAAACAACAGGTCAAAACACAAGACAAGATGCGGCATTACAGGAAGTACTTACGGGATGAGGCGCGAATCGAGGTGCTGACCGAGGCGATTAAGGAGTCAGCGAACCAAATCGAGCCAATAACCCTGACACCACCACTATCAATCGAGCCAACGGAGGCTGGGGTTGAAGCGATACTGCTAATAAGTGATTGGCACACAGGGGCAAAGTTCAAAAATTTCAAAAATTCGTACGATTTGGCGATACAAAAGTGCAGGATAGATAAACTGTATCGTGATACAGTAAAATACTGCCAACAAAACAATGTCACACGGCTGCATATACTGAATTTGGGGGACATGCACGAGGGCAACATCCACGTCAGCGTGCGTGTGGAGTCTGAGATTGATGTGATACAGCAGGTGATGCAGGCTTCGGAGATGATAGCCGAGTTAATTCTGGCGCTGGAGCCTTATTTTGAGGAAACGTTCTATCATCATGTGTACGACAACCACTCACGCATCAATAAAAACGATGCAGAACACATTGAAAAGGAGAATTTTGCGAAGTTAGGGCATTGGTGGTTACAGGAACGGTTGGCGCGGATGCAGTCCGTGACCCGATTGGTGCCACAAACCATTGATGAGAACATTGGGTACTTTGAAACGGTGAACGGAAAGAAAGTTGCCTATGTCCACGGGCATTTAGACAAGATAAATACCGTGTTTCAGAACCTCGGCGGGCTGCTGCGGGTTCAACTGGACTATATATTCATGGGGCATTATCATGTAGCGAAGATGAAGGAGTTCCAAGGCGGCAAAGTGTTCGTCAACGGAAGCCTCAAGGGGCTTGACCCCTACGCATTGAACAATCGCTACATGGGAAGAGCCAGTCAGTTCCTACTTATCTTAGATGAAGATAACGAGATACCTATTGTGATTAATGTGGACAGTATAAAATAGAGAGGAGGGTTATTTATGAGTTATGTGACCTTAAAGAATATCACATTCACCTGCTTAGACGGCACACTGGATATGACGGGTCCCCAATTTGAGCACGAAGCAGATGTTTCGCAGTTGATTGTTGATTTTACAGGCTGCGGTGTGGATTCTTGGTCAAAATTTGTGGACTTAAAACTCAACAACAATCAAGGCGTGCCTCTTTCTCTGGGGACAGGGGTGATTGGGACAGTCCCTGTTCAAACCGAGTGGCTGATACCAGGCAGGATTGCGTTGCAAGCCTACGCGGTGGGACCCTTAGAAGAAAAAGTGTATTTCGAGATTAAACACATACCCGTCAACCGTTCGCTGAACATTGTCGGGGGTGATACCAGTTATGACCCAAGCGCGTTGACCCTTTTACAGAATTTGTACGCTTCACTTGAAGCAAGGGTGACCGCAGCGGAGTCTGACATTGCTATGCTTGAGTATGTTAACCACTATGTACATGAACAGATGGTGTCTTCTGCTACTTGGGTGATTACTCATAACATGAACAAGTTCCCAAGCGTGCAAGTCGTCAATAACTTCAACGAGATTGTGATAGGGGATATAACCTTTGACACAGTCAACCAAATTACGCTAACATTCTCAGGGGCATTCTCTGGGAAGGCATACCTAAATTAAGGAGGGGATGAACATGCCAAAATTTCTAACGCCTATTAATCTAAACCAGTTGGAAATCCAGAAAGCCGTCATTGAGAATTACGCAGGCAGCCCGCAAGGCGTTGTCAGTGGTGTCGAAGGTCAAATGCTTTGGGATTCTATCAACAATAAATTTTATGTCAACACTGGTACGACTAACTGGCAGGATGTTGGTTCAGGTGGTACTGACACCAATACTACTTACAGTATTTCTGCTGAAACAGCCACAGGTGGAGTCAACTTACGCTTGTCTGGCAATGATGCTTCGACAGATGATGTTAAGTTTGCCAACGGTACTGGTATTACGTTCACAAGAACAGATGCCGATACCATTACGGTAGCCACAACGGTTACTGATACCAACTGGTACCCAACTACTTTTGCTTGGACTGGTGGTACGACAGCGGGACCCACAGGTTCGTTAACCGGAACTGGGATGTCGGCGGTTCCTTATGCTGCCGTTCCGTCGGCAACAGATGCAGCATCTGGTGTAGTCACGACTACGACTCAGACTTTTGCCGGTGATAAGACATTCAGCAACAACGTCGTCATTACAGGCAACTTGACAGTCAATGGTACGACACAAACTATTAACTCAACTATTGTCACTATTGATGACCCCGTATTCACTATTGGCGGAGATACCGCCCCGGGTGCAGACGACAACAAAGACCGTGGTATTGAATTCCGCTGGCATAATGGAACCGTAGCCAAAGTTGGCTTCTTCGGGTTTGATGACAGCACGGGTAAATTCACTTTTATTCCAGATGCAACCAATACTTCGGAAGTGTTCTCAGGTACGAAAGGGGAGTTAGATGCGAATGTTGCGTGGACAAATATTACAGGTGCGCCAACTATACTGGCAAAATACTCTACTACATTATCTACTTCTGCTACGAGTTATACCGTAACACACAACTTAGGAACGCAAGATGTTCAAGTTGCTGTTTATGAAGTAAGTTCACCTTACGCAAAAGTTATTTGTGATATTGAGCACGCTACAACGAATACCATCACTGTTAAATTTGCAGTGGCTCCGTCTGCTAACACATATAGAGTAGTAGTCATTGGGTAAGGAGGGCTAACTATGCCTAAACTTTTATCAACATTAGATAACGCAGATAACATTGGTACAGGTTCTGTTAATTGGTTCGTCACCAGTGCAGACCTAACTAAGTTAGATAGCATACAAAGCGGTGCTGAAGTGAACCAAAACGCGTTCACTTCAGTGGCTGTTTCTGGTCAGACAACTGTTTCTGCCGATGATAAGCAGGACACTTTAACTTTGGTTGCAGGCACAAATGTAACAATTACAACCGACGCTGCTACTGATTCTATTACTATCAACGCTACTTATATTGTAGCAAGTGGGAACGCTAGTGGGCAATATTGGATTCAGTATAGTGATGGAACCCTTATTAAGTGGGGAACTTTGGTTCAGACTAGTGCTGTTTCGGTTTCTTTTGGTAATATATTTATTAGTCCATCAACCCCATGGACGATTACCTTTAACACAACCGTAGCATTCTCGTCAACCCCAAGCATTACTGGGCAAACAATTGATGCAACAGGAAACAGCAGAACAAGTTGGTTTTTACCGAATGGTATATCTTCTACTGCTATAAATTATCAGATTGGTCGTGCCACATCAACAACTTCACAAAACTGGAATGTTCATTGGCAAGCGATAGGTAGGTGGGATTAATGATGAAGCATCCATATGAATGGGATTTACAAAATCCAGAAGTATTATTTAGTGATAAAGAACATTTTGACAATGTTCGTGAAACAGTATGTTTTAAAATAATTAATCGTGGCGGATTGTGGTATGATTTACTAACACCAGAAGAAAGAAACGATTTATTAAATTGGTATATGTCGTGGTTAGATGCTTGGGAAACAAAAATAATTCCTAACGCGCCAGTTTGGTTAAAATAATATTGTAATAGGTAGTTGCGTGTAATTAAACAGATTCGAGTAGTAGTTTAATGCCTTATGTTGTCGTTTATATGTGGCAACGTACAGCATAAATTAAATTTGATTTCATAGTTATAATTCGGCTATAACTGTGATATATTAAAATTAGAAAGGACTGATGTCAATATGCCATTCACAACTTCTGGCAAAAATTTAATGTTAGATTATTTTGGTACTCAAAACCTCTATATGGCTTTGTATTCCGATGATGCGGTATGCAGGTACTTTAAAAGGAACCGCAGCAACATCAGCAAACAAAACAACGTTTGACTCAGGATTATTTTTAACTGCCAGCACCACTGGAAGCGGAACTTTAACGAATGGTAACTCCAGCGATTATGGCAGTGGGATTAATTTTACTTTATCAAATGTAACTATATCAGGTACAGGGTAACTTTACATCCTATTTACAATATGCTATAATGATACCGAAAGGAGCATAAATACTATGCAAAATATTCAATTAGATGCTTCAGAAGTAATTCAAGAATTAACAAAACAACATGTAGAGGAAACGACTCGCTTAAAACAACAATTGGCTATGACAATCGTTGAAGCAAGAGCGTGGCGGACGGCTTATTTGGAATTAAAAGATAGGTATGAGGCACCTGTGGAACATTTAGGTGCAGAAGGAACGGAGGCTTAATATGTTAAAAATTATTCAGTTTGAACTATTTAGATTGACCTGCTTCATGGCTGCGGCATTATTTTTCCAGATAGGGAATATGTTTGCTGGAGCCTACTATCATAAAGATGAGTTTTCATGGAAGGTATTCTTCAGCGGGTTCAAAGGGGTTGCGATTATGTACATCCTGTTTGTCTGGTTGACGACAGGGGTGACCGTCCTTCCGTGGTTGCTATCATTCTTTAAGATTGTAGAGTTGAATCAAGAGTTAGTTAGTGTAATTACAGGAACAGGTATTGCAATTTATTGGGGCGCTTTCACAATTGAACGTGCCAAAGACATGTCTTATAAACTAATGAGTATTCGGGATTATAAACCCCGACAGGTGGAAGAAGTATTTACTGAAGGGGAGGGATGAGTATGTACATCCCTCTTCTTAAAGCCTACTTGACACAAGGGTTCAAACCGACGACCCATCAAGCAATCGACTTAGGGTTTCGGAGTCTTGGATTAACGACCCCTGATTTGTTCGCTTGGGAAGACGGTGTGGTAACCGCATCCTTTTACAGTACAGGTGGAGGAAACACAATAGACATTGTCCACAAAGATGTGGCGGACGGTCAGTGGTATTATACTAACTATGTTCACCTCGATAGCCGTGCTGTAAAGGTCGGAGATGTAGTGAGAAAAGGTCAGTTTATTGGTAAAGCAGGGAATACAGGTCTTAATTCTACGGGACCACATTTGCATTATGAAGTGTGGGTTACCCCAGTAGGTTATATTAAGAAATATGCAGACCGTTTCAAGTATGCGATTGACCCAAGATTCGTTTCATTTAACAGTCCAATTATGAGAGTGACTGGGGAAGGAGTTCAAACCGTGGATTACAAATATGATTCTACTGTCTTAGCAATCCCAACGATTGGCAACTTAATATTGCGTTCACAACCTATTCGTATTGCTGCCACTCACTTGGGGGTATTTGTTCCGAAGGGAGGTCTTCCATATCTCGGCAGTGTCGTCGTTAATGGCATGAATTGGGCTATGCTTAATCACAATGGAAAAGTTGTGTATGCTTCTATGGATTATCTTACTGTGACTGTACCGAAGGAAACTATAATTGTCACTAAGGTCCAGCCGATTGACTTAAAACAACAAGTTGGCGATGCCTTTGTGGAATTGAAGGTGACGGAAGTTGGCAAATAAAAAACCAAAACCTCAGGACTCCGTGCTTGTAGCAGCCGTCAAAAATGACCTGAAACTTTCTATGGAAGATAAGATGGCGTTCCTGAGTCTTGCGAATATATTTGAAGAAAATTTTGCAGCAAATCTTACCAAGAGTAGTACGGATTTAGCAGATGAAACAGGATTAGATGTTGACATCTGGAAAAAGTTTTTAAGTCATCCCCCTGTAAAACGAATCATTGAGAGTTTCATCAATGAACAAATCAAAAAGAAAGCCGACACAGCGTTATTGGAGGGCAAAGGTACACGTGATGCTATCAATGTTCGTAAGGCAATGATAGAAGCCGAATCCGCAGAGGACAACACACGCTTCGTAATCATCCGTTTACCAGACAGAAAGGCGGATTTAGATGAATAATGCAGCATTGAAACTATTACGGAAAGATAATACGGGCGCTCGTTTTTATGAGTGCCCCTTTTGTAGTGCGGAAATCAAAGTAGCGGATTCTTCTTTTACTGGTTCGTGTCCTGCATGTAAAGCATCCGTCATTGATTATAAACCTGCCATTTATCAAGAGAAGTTCCATCAGTCCAAAGCCCAGTATAAGTTAAATATTGGTGGATTCGGTTCTGGGAAGACCACCATGTGTTGCGCGGAGTTGGCGATACATGCTTTGTCTGTACCCAATGGGCGCAGCCTGATTACGGGACCCAAATTGCAGTTGATACGCGACGCAGTCATCCCAGAGTTTGAGAAGATGTTGCCGCCTCACTTAATTGAGCGAAAACAAAAGAGTCCAAACATTTATTATAAGTTAAAAAATGGTCATGAAATTCTGGTTTACGCCAGTAATGACGACGAAAACTTACGTTCATTGAACTTGACTGCCTTTTATATTGAGGAAGCAAGTAATGTTGACTACGAAGTTTTCAGAGAATTGCAAAATCGTCTTCGCAATACTGCCGCTTTGGTGTATAATGATATAGGAGAGGAAATTGATGACCACTATTTAGGCTTAGTTTCGTCTAACCCAGATGATGGGTGGGTTCGTGATAACTTCTTGTTAATAGCAGGTAAACTTTTCACAAGTGAATCCATTGACCGAACCATGTATGACAAAGTACGTGGACGAGATACCAGCCGACACTACCACGCGTTTATCTCTTCAACCAGAGATAACCCCTATCTGCCGAAAGTGTTTATTGAACGTTTGGTGGTAGGGAAAACTCCTGCTTGGATTCGTAAGTACATTGATTGCTACTTAGATGTTCGAGAAGGAGCCGTGTACCCTGATATACCTATGGCGTTTGTCCAACCCAGACCCATTCCAAAGAATTGGCTACGGCTTGCTGGATTTGACAAGGGTTATAGGGATGAAACCGCACTGTTGGTGGCAGCGATAGACCCAGCAACAGGAATTATTTATGTCTATCAAGAGTACTATGAAGCCGAACGACCTGTAAGTTACCACGGAATGAAGATTGCTGAGATTATGAAACCTTTGCCAATGTATAATAACATTCAAGCAGACCCATCCATACGGAATCGTAATGAACGTGATGGCGAAACCTACCAATCCTATTTCCAGAAAGTATCAGGTATATACTTACACCCAGGAAATAATGATATTGATACGGGGATTGATAAAGTTCGGGATTACATATTCTTAGGTAAATTAAAGTTCTTTGATACCTTAGATAACCTTAAAAAAGAAGCCGTACGTTATGTGTACAAAGAAGACCAAGATGTTCCTGTTGATAAAAACAATCATTTAATGGATGCACTCCGTTATATGATTGCACCACTACCGCAGAATCCTATGGAGTTTACTGGCGAGTTGATAAAACAATCACAGTTAACACGTAATTTCTGGGAAGGTGGTTGGGAAGCAGATGCGGAAGACGCTGGGATTGTCAGTGCAGGAAATGTTTATATGTTGAAAGGAGGGTTCAAAAACCATGGAAGACTCGACGAGTAAGGTGATTGAAATGTTGGCAACGCTCACAAATAAGGTCTTGGAGTTATCAGACAGAGTTTATAAGTTGGAGCAAGCAACCAGTACCGAAGGGGTTTATTTGGACGGAGTTCCAAAGTATGCTAAGAAGTATATTCTCAAAGATGAAGAGGAGGTGAAGTAAATGGATGAAATTAAAGAAGTTGAAGAGTACACGATAGACGACCACGTGCGTAAAAAAGAAGCGCAAGAAAAAGCAAAACCTTGGATTACTAAGATAAGTAATGCTAAGTCTTTTGTCGCGAATCGCGAAACCCAGTTAATTGAAAACATGGCGTTCTATCAGAACAACCCTTATTTGTTGGCACAATACGCGGAAGAAAGACCGTGGGTTTTGCAGATGAGTACGCCGTACGCATCCATGGCTATTGATACGCGTGTTGCTTCTTTAGCCGCAAATGATTATGTAGGGGAATTGCAGCCTTTTAGGGAAGAAGATATTGAAACACTGAAAATATTAGAGGCAATTGTGAAGGATGAATGGGCAAGAGCCGAAATCAATCCAATTATTGATGAGGCTTTAGGTATGGCTGCGGTGGTACGGGAAGCCTACGTCCATGTTGTTTTTAATACTGATAAGAAGATTGCAGGACGAGAAGGGGAAATTGAAGCCTATCTACTTGATACACCATCTGTTTTAATTGACCCTCGCGCTCGTCGCTTCGAGGATGCCCGCTATATCATAGTGGGAGAAAGGATGACGTATGAAGAAGCAGAGGAAACATACCCTGAGTTTATTAAGTTGTTACCAAAAAGCACGGGAGTCATGCCTAACTTACGAGGTGAAGCCTTTCTTGATAATGACTATAATACTGCTCAAGATGGAATTTTAACCGTTTATACCATTTATGAGAAAGACAAAGGTAAAATCAAGAAGTATGAAATCGTGGAAGATATGTTGATTTCTGAAAAAGTTTTGAAGGGATTAAAACTATTCCCAATTGCACAGTTACCCTGGAAGAGAGCAGCACAAAGTTGCTATGGGTTATCCTTAATGGATGACTTATTAAATCTTCAAAAAGCCATTTGTGCAATTGAAAGTGCAATTACCAATACCGCTGTGGCTTATTCAAGTCCTGCGATTGTATTGCGTAAAGGCAGTGGAATCAACCCTAAAGTTGTAGCAAAAACAATTGGTGCTCCTGGAGTTGTTTATGTATCTGATATTGCAATCAGTGAAGCCATGGCTCCAGTTATGCCTATTAAAATTGACGATAAAATCGTCGCGTTGAAACAAGAGTTTGAAGGAGCAATCGACAAAATTGCAGGGATTACGAACTCATTCGTTGGTCAAATCGGTACCGCAGGTAACACTGCACAAGGTTCACAACTCGCTATTGAACGGGCGAAAATTATCGAAACATTGGTTTTAACCAATGTTACGCGCTTTGTTGAAACTTTAACTCAAATATTTGTGGATTATTTAACTACGGCGTACGCTGGGGAACTGGTTACCAGTCGCAGCGAAAACAAGACCACAGGCGACCCAGAGTTTCAAACTCGGATGATGCCTGAAAACGCAGGTAAAGTGGACTTTTCATTCTTTATTGATTTGAATAAGAAGACACCATACGCCAAAGACCGCGAAAAACAAATGTTGTTGGAACTGTACCAAATGGAAAGACAGTATGATGCTCCTGTCAAACTTATTAATGAGTTGGACATTCTGGACAAATATGACTTGTCTAACCAAGCCGAGTTGGAAGAACGTTACCGTACGTTGAGCCAGCAAACGGCTGAGATGAAAGCACAGACGATTATCAATCTTACCGAAGCCGCGCATCAATATGGTGCTCCGCCAGAAATGGTTCAAGCAGCCATTATGGAAATTGTTGAAGGTGCTAAGGAAACCCCTGCACTGGATGAATTGATGGCTATGATTGAAGGTATGTCGGAAGAAATGGACAAGGCTAAAGCCGATTCTGAACAGGATTTGATTGCGCAAGGTTTAGACCCTGCTATGGTAGATGCCGCCAAACAACAAATGGCACAGCAAGGAAATACACCTACACCACAGGATTTAGGGCTTGTGTAAAATTGCACTTGTCAAACAAGTGAGTGTAGTGTATAATAAAGATGATGTAAGGTAGCACCTTACAATCCCAAACTATCGTCGCACCGTAGCGACACAAAATAATTACGCGTAGGAGGTAAAATGGGAGAAAAGACGTACGCTTCAGTCGCAGAAATTGATGCGGCTTTAGAAGCAGAGTTCGCGAAAGTGAACGAAATGGAAGTTGAAGACGACGAAGAAGAAGAATTCGACGACGAAGAGGAAGAAGAATTTGAAGGATTCGGTGACGACGAAGAGGAAGAAACCGAAGACGACGAAGAAGAGGAAGAAGAGAAGCCCACTGCTAAGAAGCCAAGTAAAGCCGAAAAAGAGGAGTTTACTTTCGCACAACTTAGACAGCAAGCAAAACTCGCTGAACAGAAAGCCGCGGAAGAGCAGGCGTTCATGCGTAAACTGGCTAAGGCTTCAGGCTATGGAGATGATGTCGCTAAGTATAGGAAAGACTTGGAAGCAAGATTGATTGAACAAGAGGCTTCTCAGCACGGCGTAACCCCAGAGGTGTACAAAGAATTGTCTGAAGCAAAAGCCAAACTGCAATCATTCCAACAGGAACGAGAGGAGGAGCAACGAATTGCTAAATCCCAAGCGTTCTTGAAGACCATCAATAAAGTTCTAAAAGAATATGATGTTGACCAAAAAGCAATGAGTAAAGAATTGTTCGATACTCTCGAAAAGTCTGGTTATACAATTGACGCTTTGCTCTCCGTACCAAACCCAGAATTTCTGATTCGAGGCGCGTTGTATGATAAACTTTCTAAAGCACAGGTCAAACAATCTCGAATTAGAGATGGTCTGGATACAAGAAAAATCAAGTCTTCAAGTGGCGGTGTCAAAACCATGGAAGAAATGATTGAACAAGAAATGGTGGAGTACGCCAAAGCCAGAGGGCTAAAGTACTCTAAATAAGGAGCGTGATTTACTATGGCAGTTGGAGTAAATAAATTAGCAGTAGTTCAAACGAACGAAATTTCCAGACGGGAGTATTGGGAAGCCAGATTGCTTCGCATGATTGTTCTGGAACAATCCAACTTTGTATTCTCAAACCTGGGTATCGAAAAAGATATTCCAGCAAATGAAGGTACGACAACCTTCTCCATGCGTAGAAACAACCACTTACCAGTTGGCAACCACCAGTTGGTAGAAGGCGTTGCACCTACGGCATTAAAAGTCGAATCGCAAAAAGTCCAAGGCACCGTTAACGAATTCGGTGCAATGATTAGCATTACGAACTGGGTAGATGATATTCACATGGCTGATGTCTTCCGTGAGTACCAACCTGAACTGGCTCGTCATGCTGCTGAAGTTAAAGAACGTAATATTCTGGCTTCCTTTACGGATGCTTCTGAGTATTTCTGTGATGCTGCTGGTGCAGTAAATACCGATATTGATGACATCACTGCGGTAGATGTACTGACCATCAAAGATGCTCGTTTGGTCTGGTTGACTATGAAAAACTACCGTCGGAAAGGTCATGCTAAATACGGTGGCAAACCTGTATTGATTGTTCATCCGAACGTCATGCAAGATTTACTCGACGACGATACTTTGGAAAAGAAACTGTTGGTGCCTGGCAACGAAAACCAAGTAATCAAAATTGGTACACTTGATATGTATATGGCTTATGGCGTGTACTTCCAAGAAACTATGATTGCTGAAGTTGAAGCAAACCTAGGTGGTGTAAATGTTTATACTTCTTACATGTTGGGGGAAGACCCGTACATTGTCTTGAAATTAAAATCCATTAAGTGGTTCTCGAAAGGCTTCACTGCTGACAGCGGTGACCCGTTAGGTCAGAACGCTCACATGGGCTATCGTTTCTGGACTGGCGCAAAGATTATCGACCCAATCGCAATCACGAAAATTTATAGTGCTTCGGCTTATGATGTCGCTTTGGCAGACATTGATGCTGACGACTTCTCTCGTGCTGCTTCCCAAGTTTAATGATAACTAACAAGGAGGATAACTGATGGCAACAAAAGTTAAAAAAGCCGTATTAGCCGACGGGGATGATGTATCCAACGTATTGGCTGCAAAACGCGAATCCGATATGACATATATGAGTTCGTACACAAAGAATGTTCTGCGTAAGTTCAAAAATGAACCTACTATGAAAATCGTTGGGTCGAAAGCGTATGCTAATTACTTCGGTTCTGTGTACACGGCTTTGTTTGATACCGTGCCAGTAACGATTCGATTTGACGGTACAGAACAGGTTTTCCCAGAGTCTGTTGCAAAATGGCTTCTTAAGAAAATTGTGCGTGTTACCGAGTCGAATATTCCTGTCAGTCGTAGTGACAGATTAAGTGAATAAAGAAAGAACCCGAAAGGGTTCTTTTTATTTGTTAAATATGCTATAATACATGTGAGGTGATGCTATGAAACTCAGCGATTTAATAGCCGTATCAGATTCGTACACTGATGAAGTGCTAAGCACAACAAGTGCAATTTTGTACGCAAACGAAGTAATTGCTAAAATAAACACAAAGTTGCGGGTAAGTCTTTCCTATTTTGTGGATGCAACGACGGATTATACCGACTTAGATGAAGGGTGGCTGCGTAGGCTGCTTGTACCTTGGTTGAATTATTCTGTTAAGATGAACGACTCTTCACTGAATGAAGCCGAACGTTGGAAGATTGAGTTTTTAGAAGCCATGGCGGAATTCTCTGGTGAGTATTTAGAAACCTTAGATGAAACACTATTGACAGGGGACATGCCTGGTGTATATCAAATGGACACATCAGATGCTATTCCCACTGCTTGGTTCAACCGTAGAGGAAGTGGGGGATTATAATGGCGATTCAACCCATTCGTGGTAACCCTGAACAAAAACAAATAGACCTTACGACAGGGTTTCGTTACGGTATGAATATCACATATTCAGACGACCTTTTGCAACCCAACGTTTTGAGGCAAGCCACCAATTTTGATATTGAAAGTGTAGGGGAACTAACCGCACGTAAAGGATTTGGGGTAAACACTGCTCTAACAGAATTGCTTTACCCAGGAGGAAACTATGTCAACACGGAGGTCAACTTATCAACCCAGAAGGAGGTCTTCTTCACGCTACTTCAAAACGATAATTCGGTTTGGCGTAGATTGGCTGAATCTCCATCCTTGGCAGATTATTTATTTTTATATGATGGGACAACCCTCAGATACTTCCGATTACTTGTCGTAAAAGCAACACAAGATTTATACTGGGAGGACGTTACGATAGTTGTTCAAGCGGTTCCTTCGACTACAATCCGAAAAGGAACGATTTCTGCTGCGAATTTCGACTATAATCGAAAGTTATTCAACTGGGGGTGTGTCGATAAGTATGGTCGTCTTTATTTTACCAACAACGATAAGGGCTTGTTGATTTACGATTCTGAGGAGGAAACAGACCCATGGATTTATGTAGGCGCTTTTACTGATAAAGCCAATGAAGCCTACCTACCTAATGCAGTAGAAGTTAGACGTATTGGGTTTAATGTATTAGGGGATGACCCTCTTTCTTGGCTTTATGAAAGTGAGTTAACAACAGAGAGTATTCAAGGGTTGTACTTAACGACATCTGATAGGAAACCCATTCAGGTAATACCTCCTGGCGAAACCTTCCAAGTAAACATCTTGTACACGGGGGACACCTATGATTTCGTATTAGTCTTTAGAGAATATGATGCAGAAATTGAAATTTCTTATGTAAAGAATACAACATATTCTGTAAATGGCTCTTTAGCCGTTTATGACGTAACACTTAAAACCCAACCAACGGATGAAATTGAAATCCAAATTGATTTCGATAGTGTAACTGTTGTATTAGATTCTTATTATGATTACTTCCCAACAGGTCAAGTGCCTGCCAGCGCGGAAGTTGTTTCTAAATTGAATGTAGGTCAATTCAAAATTATGGAAGTTTATGACCGTATGTTGTACTACAAAGGTAATGTAATTTGGTTTAGTGAAGTGGATGTTTATGATTACATTCCTAACTTTAATTACGTTATTGTTCCCTTGGATAAGACAGATGAAATCGTACGTATTGCTTTCTTTAGGGACAGTTACCTGTTGTTTACGAAACGTAAGATTTATAAACTGACTGGCGACTTTGAATCAAGTAACTTCAGATTGGAATTGGTTAATAATAATATTGGGACAATCTCACCTAACACGGTTAATGTTCTCAATAATGAGATGTATTTTGTCAGTACTCTGGGGTTGCGTTCGTTAAAAACAGACACATTCAAAGCCAATTTTGAAAATATACGTGAGTTCGACGAATCAATACGTCCGCTCATTGTCCCTTCAGAAGACATGTACGCGATTGTATATAAAGACCAATATCTGTTGTTTGCTAATCAACGTGGAACGTACAAGACAGTGACATGTAATTACCGTGATTATCAGACTCCAGACCAAATAAGGTTTTATTACAAACAAGGCGCATTTGTTACAGATGTTTATGCGCCAACTACTTACCCAGATTTCATCTTTGTGGAAACAGGCGATATGTATTCATTCCGTTCTGATGGGTTGTACCGTTATGGAGATGCCTTTACAGACTTTGGAGAAGAGTATGAATTATATGTTGAAACAATTGGTATGAACTTCGGGTACCCAACACATGAAAAGAAAATTAAACACGTCTTATTAAAATGTGGCGGTGGTGAAGTGCAATTTCCTATCGTATTGCAGGTGGCTGCGGATGGACAATTAGCCTCTTCCAGTCTTATGGTTCCAACAGGGATTGATGAATCAGGTAATATTATTTATTCAGACATGAGTCCTGTTGTCGGGTCTTCATTACCAAAACTTAACCTGTTTGGTGATGGTTTGAAAAAGTTTCATACTAAGAAATTCAGAACCTCTGCGCGTGGTAAAAATATATCCATTAGAGTGATTGCCAAACCAAGTGATATGCTGAGTCTGAGTTCAATCGGTATGATATTCAAACTTGGGAAAGTGAGGGAGTAATATGTCCAGAATTAAATTAAGTCCTATTGCTAACCAAGATGAAGTTTTTAACCCACCGCGTGGTGCTAATAGCAACCGCAGAATTCTTAAAAATCAAGTACGCGTAAACGGTGAGTTAGTTAATTTAGAGAGTTCAATTGTGCAAACAAACACAAATATCACAACTTCAATTACTCAGTATGATACTAATACCGTTCAACCTGCGATTGCCGGCAGGGAACCAGTGGTTTATAAACAGGCTACGGCACCTGAACACTTGGAAGGTAGGTTGTGGATGGACACAAGTACTACCCCAAACATTATAAAACGTTCAACTTCAAATACTTGGGTTCTTGCAAGTTTTACTCAGAGCCAAATTGAGTCAACAGCGTCCTCAGTTTCATCCAGCGTAGTTTCTTCTTACGCTTATTCTAAAGGGGAAGTGGACACCACATTGACAGGTTACTCTCAGATTTCACAAACCAGTGCGGCTATTACGTTAGCGATTGGCACGGTCAGGGAATCCACAGGAAATTACGTACCTTATACTCAAGATGACTTTGAACAAGGTACATTAAGTCTAAGTACGGGGGCTACCTCCAGTTCTTCCAATGTACTAAGAACAAAAAACTTTACAAGCATACCCGCGAGTACCGATATGTTATTAGAGTGTTCTGGTGGGTTGATTGACCCCGCTAACGTCTATGTGTTATATTATACATCCGCAGATGCGTTCATATCGTATCATCAATTTACAGCAGGCTATCGTAAAGTAACCACTCCTGCGACGGCGGCTAAATTCAAAATTCGTATTCAGAAAACCCCTTTGACTTCTTTCCCAATTACAGAAATGCCTAACCATAAAGTAAGCATTACTCAAATCAATAAGTTTCTCAAAGGAGCACGTTATACTTTTGATGATACTACCTTTTCTATCACAAACAATTTAGGAACCGTAGTATTCACAGCAGATGTTGACGGTAACTTAGATATTACAGGAAAGATAACTGCGGATTCAGGTTTAATTGGGGGTTTTACTATTGGTACAACAAAATTAACCGCGGGTACAACTAATGCAACAGCCGTTGGTGTACAGTCTGGGGAAACGGTTGCGTTCTTTGCTGGTCATTTAACTCCAGGCTCGGCTCCATTTAGAGTTACACGTGCGGGTGCATTAACAGCAACCAATGCCACATTAACTGGGGGGACAATTGCAGGTTGGACACTAAGTTCCACTGCAATAACAAGAGGTACAACCAGTTTATCTGCAAGTTCGACTAATGGCACTCTCACTTTGAACGGAACAACTATTGATTCTTCAACCAGCGGCGTGTTGGAACTTACAGGCTCACTAACAGTTTCAAGTTCTATTACAAGCCAACAAGTTAACTCTTATTCTGTTTTACCACGTACTGCGGACACTTATACGCTGGGTACTTCCAGTTTTAAGTGGTTGAATATTTATACTAACGCATTAAACCTTGTATTTAGTGGAACAACTTATCAGATAACAAGAGATGCAAATGGATTCTTGAAAGCAGTGTAGTTTTATGATATAATATTTGCGTGGTACGGAATATAGAGAGGGTGATTTTATGGATGTAAATACGTTTACTGGAATGTTCTATGCGACACTATCGGGTGCAGTAGGTCTTATAGTCATCCTCGTTACATTTACTGTGAAGGTAAATACTTTGATGGTAAGGCAGACGATTATTTTGGAAGAGTTGGTAAAGACTCACGCACGGGATGAAGAAAGAAATCAAAAAGACCACGCTGAATTCAGAGGATTACTTAAAGAACACGCTGATAGGTTAAATGATACGGAAAACTTTTGTAAATATTATCACAGGGATAAGCCCCGAATTGAATAGGGGCTTTTATTATGCACGTATGTATGCTATAATATCTTTAGTATGAAAGAGGTGATTTTATGGCAACAAGAGATAGAGCAAAGCCTTACCCAACAGCAGTAGATGACTATGCTTCTACATCATATTCAAACCCAACAACGAGCGCTCCTCAAAAGAGTGAATATCAGATTTGGCTCGAAAACACATTAAATCAATATGCTAATATGCCTATGCCTGGTGGCGGAGGCAGTGCATCTAATTACTATGGTCAAGCGCAGAACATGTTAGGCGGTTTAGATACGTCTGGTTTTAATGCGTTACGCGACAGTTATAATCAGATGTACCAAACAAGTCAGCAAGGTCTGGACTCCAGTTATAGTAACTTGATAGGTCAGTTAGACCGCCAACTTAAGGAAGGCAAACAACAGTTTGGTGCAGCGCGTGGAACTATCATGGAAGATTCTTTTGGAAGAAACCGTGACGCGTACCGCAACTTAGCCTCCAGAGGTTTAGGTGCCAGTGGTCTTCAGCAATTAGCAGGTGTTCAAAACCG